AGGCGGCAGGCGGATCGGCGAGAAGCTTGCCAGGGACATCGAACGGCAACTGCACCTCGGTAACGGCGCGCTGGATATGGACGCGCGGCCGGAAGCCTGGACCGACCTGACCCGGATCGATTCCGAGGAACATCGGTTCCTGTCGCTGTTCCGGCGACTCGACGCGCGCGGCAAGGCCGACGCGCTGCTCCAGCTGGAACTGATCGCCCGCCAGGCGGCCAGGTGGAACGCGCCCGCCGAGACCGAAGCGGACCAGCGCAACCGCCGCATCCTCGAAGAAAAGACACACCCACTGGGCGGTACCGTGCAGCCGCTTCCGACACGCCAGCGCAAATCCTGACGCGCAGAAAATCCGTTTGGGTATAAGATGTCACCCGTTCAGTATTGACGGAGTGACCATGAGTAGCGAACCCCTTATCCAGCCGAACGTCGACCTCACGGCCGAGGTCATAGACTTCAATGCCTACAACAACCGGGACACCATCGCCGTACTAGAGGCGACCTTGGCCGACGCCAGGGCGGGCCGCATCACCGGAGTCATCATGGTTGCCCAGCGCACCGAACGCGAGGCCAATGGGGCCGTCAACAACGGAGTGGCGGTGGCCGGGTCCTATGAGCGCGACCCGCGCCGCGTGTGTGGCATCGCCGGCGAAATCTTCGTGTACTTCATGCCCCAGACGCTGGGTCGTCCCAAGATCATCCCGCGCGCTTGAGCAACACGACCGGCGCCAGGTGGCGCCGCTGCTGTTCGTTAGGCACGCGCGGGTTAGCGTCGGCGCTGGCCTCGAGCGAGTCGAGGGCATGTTCACGGGCACGGTCATCCATCCTGTCGTAGGCCGCTTCCGCTTTCCGGAGAAACTCTCGTTTTCGTTCCATGGCAGTAGGTCGCTGCTGTGCTGACAAACCCAATATATGAAATAAGAATAGTCCTGTATTCAGGAAATATATAGAGGTTTGTACTGCATTTTGGAGCATTGATGTAACCGGATGTTACTCCAGAGCGCTACCGGGCCCCGACTCGTCACTCTATGTTCAATATCTATTGAAGATCCCGAGGCGTTTGTAAAAACCGGTAGTCGTGACCTATTTTATGGGTCAAAAACAACACCGATGGTGGGTTTCGCGCAACAATCGCGCGATGAAGAAACGGAACACCCCGCCGCCCGACGCCGTCAAGAAAACTATCCGGTTCCCGCGGTCCGTCTTCGAGCACGTCGAGGAAAGCCGCAAGTCCAACGAGCGCAGCTTCAACGCTGAAGTGGTCGCCAAGCTGCAGGCTGATCCCGAGCTCGACCAGCTGCGGCGCGAGGTCGCCGAAGTCAAGTCGCTGCTGCGCCAGGTGCTCGACCTGCTCGCCTCGAAGTAACCCCACCCCATCCCCTCGCGCCGACGAACACGGCGATCTTTCAGAACGACCGCGCGCCGCAGCCCCTGTACCAAAAGGTTGCGAAAAACAAACACGCGTAAAAAAATTTTCACGAAATCATTACCTTTTGATGTTGCGTTGTTCGTTACCTCGCGGTAAAGTTGTGCCAACGACCCAGCGAACTCACCAAAGGACGCGATGGCGCAGACGACTCACCCGAGCAAGGACCTTGTGAGGAACTGGCTGCACCAGCGCCAGGCGGAGCGGACGCCACCGCCGACACCCGAGCAGGTGCGCGAAGAGCTGGGCTGGAAGCTGATCGAGGCAGAACGCCGGCTGGCCGGCCACGCCGACTAAGGGAGCAAGGAATGCTGAAAACTCTGGAAGTGCGCCTGACCCGCGACCGCCACCATGACCCGCTGGTGGTGGTCGAGTCGATGATGGGCAACGGGCTGGAGGCCTCCCCTGCGCAGCTGCGCGCGCTGGCCGCCGCCCTGCTGCATGCCGCTGATGACGCCGAACTGCAGCCGACCAAGGTGCCGCACTTCGCGCCGATGCAGCGCACCTACAACCTGTAAGCGGAGGCCCATGTGAACACCCAGGTCATCATCCACCCGCTGGTCTCGATCCTGAAGCGCGCCCAGGAAGCGGTGCGCGCCGGCCGCAATCTGATGGACCCGAGCAAGGCCGAGACGATCCAGACCTTGCACGACGTGCTGTGCACCGGTCCGGCCGACGACGCGATCGCCAACGCCGAGCGCTACGTCGACCGCAGGGTCAGCGAAGCGCAGGCACGGTTCCTGCCAGCACTGGAAGCGGTGCACAACAAGCTCAGCCAGCTGCGCCCGCACTACACCGACACGATGGGCATGTCGATCGACCGCGCTCTGCTCAAGATCGAGGAAGCCATGGCGGTGGCGCGCGAGGCAGCACGATGACCTGGCTGATCACGGTACGCGACGCCGCCGGCGTGCACAGCTACACGGCCATCGGCAACCGCGACAAGTTGATGGACGCCGCATACGACGCCGGCGCGTTGAGCCTGTCGATGCGGGTGAGGCCGTGACGCTGCTGTGCAAATTCTTAAGCAATCGCAAGTGCGGCCTGCGCTGGAAAGAGGCGCTGCGGGCCGCGATGTTGGACCGGCAGTTATCCAAAACCATGGGGAGAAAAAAATGAAAGCAACGCAAGCAGGAACGCTTGTCAGCAGCATGCGGGTCGGGCCCGCGCTGGCCTCGCAGTCGGCCGGCATCGTGACCACCGAGGGCGTGGCGCTGGCGCGCCACACCGCCAACGTGCACCAGCTGTTCGCGCACCGGCTGCAGTCGGCCGCGCCCGCGCCTGCACCGGACGGCGACGAGATCATCGGCCTGGTAGCGCAGGTGTACGGCATGACGGCCGCGCAGGCTGCTGACCAGCTCGCGGCGATCAACTTCGCTCTCGCGCGCGCATAAGGCGTTGGACGGCGAAGCCAAGGAATAGCAGTACAACCGAGCAGTTCATACCAACTACAACGAGGGATCAGAATGGACTTCAAAGAACAAGACATTACCGCACCGACCGTGATCGGCACGCCGTGCGAGGGCGGCTTCTACGCCGGCCGCATCATCATCGCCGGCACCGTGTACGGGCTGGTCGTGGCACCGAAGGACGGCGGCGAGACCGAAGGCCGCTGGCTCGCGGCGGGCGTGCGCGTCGCCGGCGCCGACAGCTATTGCGACGGGCTCGTGAACTCGATCGCGATGGCCGAGGCGGGCAGCGAACTGGCGCAGTGGGCCCGCGGCCTGCGCATCGGCGGATGCGATGACTGGTACCTGCCCAGCCAGGACGAGCTCGAGCTCCTGTACCGCGCGTTCAAGCCGACCACCGAAACCAACACGCTGTATGGCCGCTCGGGCCTGAACGCCTCGGCCGTGCCGCCGACCTTCCCGTACAGCCTGGAGTTGCCAGCGCAGACCGACGTGGCCGACTTCGCGGAAGGCGGGGCGCAGGCCTTTGCCGACGAGTGGTACTGGTCGAGCACGCAGCACGCAGCCTTCGGCGGTTGTGCCTGGAGCCAGGACTTCGGCTACGGCAACCAGAGCAGCTACTTCAAGTCGGCCAAGCTCCGCGCCCGCGCGGTCCGCAGATTCGCCATTTAACCCTTCATCTATTTCGACCGCGAGAACAGCATGAAAACCGACAAAACAACGGTGTCGTCAGTGGGTGGCGCGATCAGCCCCACCGCGGCATCCAAGGCGCTGTGGATGGCCGAAAACCTCCGCCCCGGCGAAGTGTATGCAGGCCTGATCCTCGGCACCGCCGGCGAGCCGGACCACCACCTGGTCCTGCTGCCTGGAGAAGCCGAAGAAGTGAACTGGAAGGAAGCGACGGACTTCGTGGCGAAGCTCGGCGGGCAGCTGCCGACCCGGCGCGAACAGGCGCTGTTGTACGCGAACCTGAAGCATGAGTTCAAGCCGCGCTGGTACTGGTCCTGCGAGCAGCACGCAGCCCTCGGCGATTATGCCTGGTACCAGAGCTTCAACCACGGCTACCAGGTCAACTACGGCGACAAGTCGGCCAAGCTCCGCGCCCGCGCGGTCCGCAGATTGCCGATTTAACCCTTCATCTATTTTTCGGAGTTCAGGATGTCAACCATCACCCTCGCGGCCATCGAAGCCGAACAAAAGAAGGTCAGCGACATGATCGCTACGTTCAAGGAACAGGCGAAGCGGATCCTGACGATCGCACAAGTCGAGATCGGACTGGCCGAAGGCGAGCGCTATGCCGGCATCGTGCTCGACTCGGATGGCAAGCCGGCGCACCACCTGATCCTGCTGCCCGGCCAGGCCGTCAACGCCACCTGGCAGGATGCCAAGGACTTCGCCCTCGGCATGCGCGGCGAACTGCCGACGTGGCGCGAGCAAGCACTGCTGTTCGCGAACCTGAAGGGCGAATTCGACGAAGCGGCCTATTGGTCGGGCGAGCAGCACGCAGCCCACGACGATTATGCCTGGAACCAGTACTTCCTCTACGGCTTCCAGTACGACAACCTCAAGTCGGCCAAGCTCCGCGCCCGCGCGGTCCGCAGATTAACCATTCAGTAATTTAGCCCTTTTCATCAGCATGGCTCTCCACACCCAACTGCCGATTCACAAGGCCGCCTACGACCTCCTCATCGTTGTGACGGAGCTTGCCAAGAACATGCCACGCGACTTCAAGGCATCGATCGGCGGCAAGCTCCGTGACGAGGTGGTCGCAGTCACGATCTTGATCTTCCGCGCCAACACCGCGCAGGAGAAGGCGCCGCACCTGCAAGGGCTCACCGAGCGCCTGCAGGTGGCGGAACTGCTGTTGCGGCTGGCGCGCGACATGCGCCTGATCGCGGTCAAGCAGTACGCCCGCGCCGTCGAGCTGACCACCAGCATCGGCAAGCAGGCCAGTGGATGGCGCCGTTCCGCAATGTCGCCCGCTTCGTGATGGTCAAGGCCACCATGACTGTGCGAACTTTTAATCTGGTCGTGCCGCTGGCTCACGAGGCCACCGCCATGCGCACCGCAGATACCGCCCGGCGCCGTCCGGGCCGGTCTGGCGCAGTTACCCCGCTGATCGGCTGCTCCGGCCTTCGGCGGGGCGATGTAGATAGCACGCACAACCGCAGCACGCAGCCAACGACGATTATGCCTGGAACCAGAACTTCAACAACGGCAACCAGAACAACAACAACAAGTCGGCCAAGCTCCGCGCCCGCGCGGTCCGCAGATTATCCCGGCCGCCACCATGCTGATTTTTCTTTCGCGGAGCTGGTACAGGCCTACCTCGACTGCCGCCAGACCAAGCGCAGCTCGGCCAGCGCCCTCGCCTTCGAGCAGGACCAGGAACGCCAGCTGGCGCGCCTGTACGATGAACTGGCCGATGGCAGCTACCGGCCGGGCTGCTCGATCTGCTTCATCATCACTCGTCCCAAGCCGCGCGAAGTGTGGGCCGCCGAGTTCCGCGACCGCATCGTGCACCACCTGCTGTACAACCGGATCGCGCCGCGCTTCTACCACGCCTTCATCAGCGACACCTGCGCCTGCATTCCCGGCCGCGGCACGCTCTACGCCGCGCAGCGGCTGGAAGCGAAGATCCGCAGCGCCTCCCAGAACTGGAGCCGTCCGCTGTGGTACCTGAAGTGCGACCTCGCCAACTTCTTCGTCAGCATCGACAAGCAGGTGCTGTGGCGCCAGATCGGCGCGCGCGTGACCGAACCGTGGTGGCTGTGGCTGGCCAGCGTGATCCTGTTCCACGACCCGCGTCAGGACGTCGAATTCCGCGGTGACCGCCGCCTGCTCGAGCGGGTGCCGCCGCACAAGCGCCTGGCCAGCCAGCCGGCGCACCTCGGCCTGCCGATCGGAAACCTGTCGTCGCAGTTCTTCGCCAACATCTACCTCGACGCGCTCGACCAGCACGTCAAACACCAGGTCAGGGCGCGCCACTACGTGCGCTACGTCGACGACTTCATCCTGCTGCACGAGTCGCCGCAGTGGCTCAACGCCGCGCTGGCCAGCATCGACGCCTTCCTGCCGGCGACCCTCGGCGCGTGCCTGAACCCGTCCAAGACCATCCTGCAGCCGGTCGACCGCGGCGTCGATTTCGTCGGCCACGTGATCAAGCCGTGGCACACCAGGACGCGCCGGCGCACGGTGCGCCAAGCGGTTGCCGCGCTCGCGACGATGCCGCCCGAGCAGCTCCACGCGGCTGGCAACAGCTACTTCGGTCTCGTGGGCCAGTCCGACAGCGGCCACCACGACCAGGCGCGCATCGCCAAGGCTTTGCTGCGGCGCGGCCACGTGGTCAACGGCGACCTGACCAAGACTTACCGGAGGGCCGCCTGATGCGCCAGCTTCCAGACGATCGCTGCGACGAACCGCTGGCGCCGGACACCTACCGGCACCACCAGCTGCTGGTGAAGTCGGCGCACTGCGCGCGGCCGGTGTTGTGCGACGGGAGAAACGCGTTCATCAGCGGCCTGACGATGAACCGGGCAGGCGGGGCATGGGAGATGACCGTCTACCTGGCGGGCGACCCGACCCCGCGCGACAGCCGGGAAATCACGATCACAACCAACAACAACGACGGGGAACAGCATGGAACAACAGAAAAGTAGCATGCCGCACGGAGCACCTGCTGGTGCACCCGGCGCCGCCAATGACGAGCTTGAACGCCCGCGCCGCCAGCACGCTGCGCTGCTGCTGGCGCTGCGGGAGCTCGCCGCGAAGGCAACGCCTGGACCGTGGAGCGCGGTCAACTGGACGTGCCACGCCCCGACCACAATCAAGGGTGGCGCTGACGGCGAAATGGTCGTCGCCGAAACAACCGGCTTCGGGCGCTATGCCGATGAATGCGCTGTGGACGCCGTATTCATCGCCGCCGCCAACCCGGAGGCCGTGCTGTCGCTGCTGGACTACATCACCGCTCTCGAGGGCCGGCTGGAAGCCACCATGCCGACACCGGTCTGGGTTGGCATGGACCTGGCCGCCGGCGGCGAGGTCGTCGGCGAGTTTAGACTGGTCGGCGAAGCGACCTGCGAGCACCGTATTTTTGAGACGCAGCTTACCCGTCCCGATAGCGTACCCGCTAGTGCACCCGAGGCTGGCGACGTGGGGCCGCGCTACAAGGTAGTGGACTGCTCGCAAAGCGCGCACTGCTGCTTCGGGTGCACGGTCGTGGACACGACCAAGCCGGAGATGATCGGCGGCAAGCACTACAACGACCAATACGAATCGGTTTGCGAGACCTTCGACCGCGCGGATGCCGACCTGATTTGCGCGGCTCTGAACGCCAGCAGACCAGCCGCTGCCAACGCGGATGGTTTGTTGGACATGCTGGCGAACCACGGCGGCACGATTGTGCGCACGGCATCGCTGGACAGCGTGCAGATTGCGGCGGCGCGGATCGAAAAACGCATGTTCGTCCGTGAGGATGACTGTGGTTTCGTGTACGTGCCACCAGCCCGACCTGCCGCTGAGAAAGCGCGTCTTGGATGCAATCCGTCCCCGCGTTCGTGGGTGGCCGAACACTTCAGTGCTGCCGCTGAGGAAGCGGCAAAGCGGACCCAGCGGCCAACGTTTTACGCCCGTCAGCTCGACGTGAACAAGCTTCCGGAAGGTGAAGGCGTCCTTGTTTCGCGCCAGGCCCATGGAGAGTGGGTAATTCCGCTTTACGTGGGCAAAGCGCCCGCTGCGGACGCAGGCGCTCAGATCCTGAAGGGCATTGGCAAGATCAACGGTGACGGCTGGAAGGACGTGACCCGCAAAGGCGAAGTGGTCTTCGTATGGAATACAGAATTGCCGGGCCCCTATGCACCAGGTCAATTCCCGCGGATCGGTAACCGCTGCGGCTGGTCGGCCAGTACCGCGCAGTATGACTTCGTGCCTGCCAGTGCTGAGGAAAGCCGGGACGCCATCGAAGCAATGCTGGCGGAAAGGCCTCTCCCGGCTGACCTGCACGGCGACAGCGCGGCGGCTGTCGGAGCAGTAGATCCGGCCACGCGTGAGGATGAGATTTCGCGCCTCCAGCGCAAGCTGGACAACACACCAATCCAGCGTTCCAGTGATCGCTTCGACATCGCGGTAGAGATCGACCGCCTGAAGACAGAGCGCGATAGAGCAGCCGCTGTGGGCGCAGCAGGTCAGAAAGGCGGTGCGTGATGACGCAAGCAAATAACACGCTTAAATTCAAGGTCCGCCTGAGTGATGGTAGCGGGATGGACGGAACGATGCGCTGCACCGACGAGCAGTGGGATGCCATCTTTGCAGTCCTGGTGGGGACAGTAGCCCCCGAGGTCGTGAATCAGGTTGTAGACGCTAAAAGAGCCGGACACTGCAAGGAAGGCGACCGCTGCAACTGCGGCGGCGATACGCCAGCAGTTCGCGCAGGCTGCAGCAACTGGGTGAAA